TTCGGGCTCAAACGGTACCTCAGGCTCATCAGGTACTTCAGGCAATTCAGGCTCTTCAGGCTCATCAGGAACTTCAGGCAGTTCAGGTACTTCAGGTACATCAGGTTCAAATGGTACCTCAGGCTCTTCAGGTACTTCAGGTACCTCAGGCTCATCAGGCACTTCAGGCACTTCAGGTTCAAATGGCTCATCAGGTTCATCTGGTACATCTGGTTCTTCAGGAACTTCAGGTACATCAGGTACTAACGGCTCTTCAGGTTCATCAGGTACTTCAGGTTCATCAGGTACTTCAGGTACTTCAGGTTCAAACGGCTCATCAGGTTCATCAGGTACATCAGGTAGTTCAGGTACCTCAGGAAATTCAGGTACATCAGGCTCATCAGGAACTTCTGGTTCAAATGGTTCATCAGGTTCTTCAGGCACTTCAGGCTCATCAGGAACTTCAGGTACTAATGGTACATCAGGTACTAACGGTTCATCAGGTTCCTCGGGTACATCAGGTAACTCAGGTACATCAGGTAGTTCAGGTACCTCAGGAAATTCAGGTACATCAGGCTCATCAGGTACTTCTGGTTCAGCTGGTTCTTCAGGCTCATCGGGAACTTCAGGCTCATCAGGAACTTCAGGTACTAATGGTACATCAGGTACTAACGGTTCATCAGGTTCCTCGGGTACATCAGGTACATCAGGTAGTTCAGGTACCTCAGGAAATTCAGGTACATCAGGCTCATCAGGTACTTCTGGTTCAGCTGGTTCTTCAGGCTCATCGGGTACTTCAGGTACTTCTGGATTATCAGGTGTAAATGGTGCCGATGGTACTAATGGCACATCAGGTACTAATGGTACATCAGGTACTTCAGGTTCATCAGGTTCATCAGGTTCATCAGGTACTTCTGGTTCATCAGGCACATCAGGTAGCTCAGGTACCTCAGGCTCATCAGGTACTTCAGGAACTTCTGGTTCAAATGGTTCATCCGGCTCATCAGGAACTTCAGGCTCATCAGGAACTTCAGGCTCATCAGGTACTTCAGGAACTTCTGGTTCAAATGGTTCATCCGGCTCATCAGGAACTTCAGGCTCATCAGGAACTTCAGGCTCATCAGGAACTTCAGGTACTTCAGGTACTAATGGTACATCAGGTACTAACGGTTCATCAGGTTCTTCAGGCACTTCAGGCTCATCAGGTACTTCAGGTACTAGTGGTAACTCAGGTAATAGTGGTTCATCAGGTTCTTCAGGAACTTCAGGTTCATCTGGTACTTCAGGTACTTCTGGCTCAAATGGTACTTCAGGAACTTCAGGTTCAAATGGTTCATCAGGTTCATCAGGAACCTCAGGTTCATCAGGCACTTCAGGTACCTCAGGTTCAAATGGTACCTCAGGAACTTCTGGTTCAAATGGCTCATCAGGTTCATCAGGAACTTCAGGTACTTCGGGCTCAAACGGTACTTCAGGCTCATCAGGAACTTCAGGTACTTCAGGCTCATCAGGAACTTCAGGTACCTCAGGTTCAAATGGTACTTCAGGCTCATCAGGAACATCAGGTTCATCAGGCACTTCAGGTACCTCAGGTTCAAATGGTACCTCAGGAACTTCTGGTTCAAATGGCTCATCAGGCTCATCAGGAACATCAGGTTCATCTGGCACTTCAGGTACCTCAGGTTCAAATGGTACCTCAGGAACTTCTGGTTCAAATGGCTCATCAGGCTCATCAGGAACTTCAGGTACTTCAGGCTCAAACGGTACTTCAGGCTCATCAGGAACTTCAGGAAACTCGGGTAATAACGGTACTTCAGGCTCATCAGGCACATCAGGTACTTCAGGCTCATCAGGTACTTCAGGTACTTCAGGTTCAAATGGTACCTCAGGTTCTTCAGGTACCTCAGGTACTTCAGGTTCAAACGGTACCTCAGGTTCTTCAGGTACTTCAGGAACTTCAGGTAGCTCAGGTACCTCAGGAAACTCAGGAAACAATGGTAACAATGGTACCTCAGGTACTTCAGGTTCAAACGGTACCTCAGGTTCTTCAGGTACCTCAGGAAACTCAGGAAACAATGGTAACAATGGTACCTCAGGTACTTCAGGTTCAAACGGTACCTCAGGCTCATCAGGTACTTCAGGTAGCTCAGGTACTTCAGGAAACTCAGGAAACAATGGTAACAATGGTACCTCAGGTACTTCAGGTTCAAACGGTACCTCAGGTTCTTCAGGTACCTCAGGAAACTCAGGTAACAACGGTAACAACGGTACTTCAGGCTCTTCAGGTACTTCAGGTACTTCAGGCTCTTCAGGTACCTCAGGAAACTCAGGTAACAACGGTAACAACGGTACTTCAGGCTCTTCAGGTACTTCAGGAAACTCAGGTAACAACGGTAACAACGGTACTTCAGGCTCTTCAGGTACTTCAGGTACTTCAGGCTCTTCAGGTACCTCAGGAAACTCAGGTAACAACGGTAACGACGGTAATGATGGCACATCAGGAAGCTCAGGTACCTCAGGAAACTCAGGTACTTCAGGCTCTTCAGGTACTTCAGGTACTTCAGGCTCTTCAGGTACCTCAGGAAACTCAGGTAACAACGGTAACGACGGTAATGATGGTACATCAGGAAGCTCAGGTACCTCAGGAAACTCAGGTACTTCAGGCTCTTCAGGTACCTCAGGAAACTCAGGTACTTCAGGTTCATCAGGTACCTCAGGAAACTCAGGAAACAATGGTAACGATGGAAACAATGGTACATCAGGTTCATCAGGAGCATATGGTGGTGTTCCATTCCAATTCTCTACTGGAACAAGTAATCTACCAGCTAACGGTAAAGTCCAATTTAACAATTCTAGCCTAGGAAGTGTAACTATTATATACATTAGTACTACTAACTCTGATGGTATAGGTACTACAGATTTTTTAAGTGATTTTTCTAAAGGAATTATATACCTTAAATCAGCTAATGGTTCTGATTCTAGTATAATTACAGCTAATGTAACAGCGGTTGCTCAAGGTGCTAATGCGTCTGTATATAATTTTACTGTAAATAATGTTGTAGGTTCTACCTTTACAAATAATGAAAGAATAAGTTTAATATTAGCCCCTCAAGGTGATTCAGGTACATCAGGCTCTTCAGGTACCTCAGGAAACTCAGGAAACAATGGTAACGATGGTAACGATGGTTCATCAGGCTCATCAGGTACATCAGGAAACTCAGGAAACGATGGTAATGATGGTTCATCAGGTAGCTCAGGTACATCAGGAAACTCAGGTAACGACGGTAATGATGGTACCTCAGGTAGCTCAGGTACATCAGGAAACTCAGGTAACGATGGAAACGATGGAAACGATGGTACCTCAGGTAGCTCAGGTACTTCAGGAAACTCAGGTAACGACGGTAACGACGGTAATGATGGTTCATCAGGCTCATCAGGTACTTCAGGAAACTCAGGAAACGATGGTAACGATGGAAACGATGGTACCTCAGGTTCATCAGGTACTTCAGGAAACTCAGGAAACAATGGTAACGATGGAAACGATGGTACCTCAGGCTCTTCAGGTACCTCAGGAAACTCAGGTAACAATGGTAACAATGGTACCTCAGGTTCATCAGGTACTTCAGGTAATAGCTTTAGTATTACATCAGCTGCTGCCAATACAACCTACCGCGTTATTATGGCAGATGGATCAGGAAATACCATATATAGAGATGGTGCTAATGAATTAGATTATGTAACAGGTACTACTGCTCAAGAGTTAAGGGTAGGTGGTGATGTTATCGCATATTATTCATCAGATAAAAGGTTAAAAGAAAACATTGAACCTATTATATCTGCTTCAGCTAAATTATCTCAATTAGGAGGTTATACATTCGATTGGAATGAAATTAGTGGTAAAACCGGTACTGAAATTGGTGTAATAGCCCAAGAAATTGAAACCCAATTCCCAGAACTAGTAACTACTAGAAAAAATGGATATAAAGCTGTTAAATACGATAAATTAGTAGCAGTATTAATTCAATCAAATAAAGAATTACTTGAAAGAGTAGAAGCTTTAGAAAAAGAAGTTTATAAAAAATAAAAAGTAAGTAGGGGGGCTAGTCCCCCCTTCATACATTTAGTTACAACTAAAAATATAAAGTTATATATGAAACAACCTAAAATATTTGGACATGGTCCTTATGTAGGCACTACAGGATATAGTAATCACACCCGTGATTTCTTTAGAGGTATTTCAAATCATTTTCCTTTAAAATTTAGAAATTTTACTGTAGGTAAAAGTTGGGATGGGATGAGTGATGAACCTCATAATAATGAATCCTATCTTACAAATTTAGATAAAAAAATACTTCATACTCAAACTGTTTTTAATAATAAACAAGAATTAGAAGATAAAAGAATGTATTCTTCTTTTGGAGAAGATTTTAATCATAATCTTAATCTAATATTGATGGAAACCAACCATCACTATTTCTACCAGAATTATAAAGGTCCTAAAATTGGTTATAATGTATGGGAATCAACCCTACAACCTGAAGGATTTTTTAATAAATGGTGTGAATTTGATCAATTATGGGTTCCTTCCAAATGGCAAGCTCAATGCACCATAGACCAGGGTGCCGATCCTAATAAAGTAAAAGTAGTCCCTGAAGGTGTGGATGTAGACACATTCTACCCAGAAGATCCACAAACAACATTAGATTATGTAGATGGTAGGTTTAAATTTATTCATTTTGGACGTTGGGATTATAGAAAATCTACTAAAGAAATTATTGAAGCCTTTTTAAATGAATTTACCCCATCAGAACCCATAGATTTAATTCTATCTATTGATAATATGTGGGGTAAAGATATGGACGGTTTTGAGACTACAGAAGAACGTTTAGAGCATTATGGATTTACTGATGAGCGTTTAAAAATCAAACATTTCCCTTTACGTGAAGATTATATCACATATTTAAAAAATGGTCACGTATTTTTATCATGTGCTAGGGCTGAAGGATGGAATTTACCATTAATTGAAGCCATGGCTTGTGGTACCCCTTCTATATACTCAGCTTGTTCAGCACAAATGGAATTTGCTAAGGGTAAAGGTTTACCTGTAAAAGTAATAGGTGAAAAATCTACTCAAAATAATTCGTATGGTAGATACGATAAAATGGTAGGGAGTACTAATATTCCTGGTAACTATTACGAACCTGATTATAAAGATTTAGGTCGTGTAATGCGCGATGCTTTTGAAAATTATACAGATCATAAAAAACGTGCTATAGAAGAAGCTAAAATCATCCACCGTGATTTTAATTGGGAAAAAGTAGCAGAAATAGGTAGAGATACTATTCAAGAATTTATGGATAATTATGTAGCCCCTCCGATAAAACCTAATGAAATTTTAATTTCATATTTAGATGGTCCTAAAGTAGAAATAGTAGGAGATGAAGATAAAGAATATTTAGTAGAATTTATTAATAGTGATACTAATGAAATTCTTCATAAAACTACTACGAAAAATAATATGTGGGTTACTTGTAATAAAAAATATTACATCCCATGGATTATTAAAATCAATGGTAGAATTGTAGATACTTTAGATTTAAATAATAAGGAAATTTTAATTACTTTAGAATCGAAATCAATAGGTGATACTTTAGCTTGGGCTCCTTATGTTGTAGAATTTGCCAAAAAACATAATTGTAAAGTTATATTTTCTACTTTCCATAACAAATGGTTCCAGGGATTAAATACTTATAAAGATATTACATTTATCCCACCAGGTACTTCAGTTAAATGTGATGCCGTTTATAGAATTGGATGGTTTAAAGAAAATGGAAAATGGGAAGCTTTTGATAAAAACCCAACCCAAGTTAATTTAATACCTTTGCAACAAACAGCAACTGATATTTTAGGGTTAGAATTCCAAGAATTAAATTATGGGGTTAATTTTAAACCATCTAAACGTCCAATAAAAAATAAATATATTTGTATAGCACCTCGCGCAACTGCTGGATGTAAAGAATGGCCTCATGAATATTGGACTCAATTAGCAAAACATCTAAATGAATTAGGGTATAAAGTAGTAAATATATCTTATGAGGGTTTTCAAAGTGATTTTATTATTGATAAACCTAAATTATCTTGGAAAGACACTTATACCTATTTACACCACGCTGAATTATTTATAGGATTAAGCTCAGGTTTATCATGGTTTAATTGGGCTTCAAATAATCATACAGTAATGATTAGTGCTTTTACTGAAGATAATCACGAATTTACATCCAATGTCACACGTATATCTAGTAAAGCATGTTTTCCTTGTTGGAATAATAAAAACTTTATGTTTGATGCTGGTGATTGGGATTGGTGTCCTATATGGAAAGGAACAGATAAACAACATATTTGTCACAAATCAATTTTACCTACTAAAGTTATTACAGAAATAAAAGATTTATTAAATAATAAAAAATAATATAATATTTATAAACATGAAAAAAGTGTTATTAGAAAAAAAAGAGTTAGATACTATTAAAGAAATTCAACAAACTGAATTAAATTTAGTAAACCAGCTAGGAAATCTTGAATACCAAATCCAAACTTTACAGTTACAAAAAAATGATTTGAATACTGAAATTGTTAAATTACAATCCAAAAGTCAAAAATTTGGTGATGATCTTCAACAAAAATATGGAGATGGAAACATTAACATAGAAACAGGAGAGTTTACAAAAATAGATTAATTTTTGATTCTCTCTTAAATATTTATAACAAAATAATAATTCTAACACAATGGCAGAAACATTAATATCACCCGGTGTATTAGCAAGAGAGAATGACCAGTCATTTATTACGCAGCAACCTGTTCAAGTAGGAGCTGCTATCGTTGGTCCTGCGGTTAAGGGTCCAGTAGAGGTACCTACAGTAGTTACATCTTATAGTGATTATCAAAACAGATTTGGAACTACATTTGATAGTGGTAGTGAAGTATTTTCTTATTTTACTTCAATTGCTGCTTATAATTACTTCAACAATGGTGGTAACACTTTATTAGTTACTAGAGTAGTATCAGGCTCACTTACAGCATGGGATTATGCTGAAGCAGAAGTTGCTGCTTCAAGTAGTGGTACTTCATTTACTTTAGAAGCTATTGATAAAGGTGTTATTTTTAATAATACAAGTTCAGTTACTTCAGGTTCATTAGATTCAGGCTCAGTAGATAACGTAAGATGGCAAGTAGTTGCTCGTAATGAATCATCAGGTACTTTCTCATTAGTAATTAGAAGAGGTGATGATAGAAATGATAATCCAATTGTTTTAGAAACATGGAATAATTTATCATTAGATCCTAACTCGGATAACTTTATTTCTAGAGTAATAGGTGATACTAAATTTAATTATAACTCAACAGAAAATTATTTAGAAATCTCAGGTTCATTCCCTAACGCTTCTAGATATGTAAGAGTAAAATCTGTAAGCAAAGCAACCCCAAATTATTTAAATAATGGTGGTGACCCAAAATCTGAATATACAGGTTCAATCCCTGCACTAGGTTCAGGCTCTTATAATGGTTCATTTAGTAGTGGTGAAGGTAAAAACATCTCATCATATTCTGCTGGTGGTAATTACTATGGTAAAGCAGGTACAAGTTCAGGAGCTACAACAGGTGTAACTCAAGGTTTAATAGGTAGTGATTATGATAATATGCTTGATTTATTATCAAACCAAGATGATTACCAATTTAATGTCTTATTAACACCGGGGCTATTTGATAAAGTTCATGCTTCTCAAACAACAACAGCAATTAACAATACACAAACAAGAGGAGATAATATTTATGTTTTAGATCCTGTAGTATATGGTTCAACTATTGTTAACGCTACAGGTCAAGGTGATGCTAGAAATACCTCATACGCAGCTATGTACTGGCCTTGGTTACAAACATTCGAACCAGATTCAGGTAAAAATGTTTGGGTACCAGCATCAACAATGATGGGGGGAGTTTACGCATTTAACGACAGTGTAAGCGAGCCATGGTTTGCTCCAGCGGGTATCAACAGAGGAGGATTAACTAACGTAATTCGCCCTGAAAGAAAATTATCTCAAGGTAATAGAGATACTTTATATGAAGCAAATATTAACCCAATTGCATCATTCCCTGGAACAGGAACAGTAGTATATGGTCAGAAAACATTACAAAAACAAGCTTCTGCGCTTGATAGAGTAAATGTTAGAAGATTATTAATTGCTCTTAAATCTTATATTGGACAAGTTGCTCAAACATTAGTATTTGAACAAAATACAGCAGCTACAAGAAATAATTTCTTAGCAGCAGTAAACCCATATTTAGAAACAGTTCAACAAAGACAAGGTTTATATGCTTTTAAAGTAGTAATGGATGATAGCAATAATACTCCGGATGTAATTGATAGAAACCAATTAGTAGGTGCTATTTATTTACAACCAACAAAAACAGCTGAATTTATTTACTTAGACTTTAACGTATTACCAACGGGAGCAACTTTCCCATCGTAAAAGTTTAGATAACAAATATTTATAATAGAATAAATTAAACAACAATGGCAGTATTAGATCCTAACGAAATATTTTTCACAGCGTTTGAACCAAAACAAGCAAATAGGTTCATCATGTATATTGACGGATTCCCAGCTTATACAATAAAAGGTGTAGGTGCTGTAACCTTATCACAAGGTACAGTAGCTTTAAACCATATTAATGTTCAACGTTTTGTAAAAGGCAAATCAACTTGGGGACCTATCCAGTTTACATTGTTTGATCCAATTACTCCTTCAGGCGCTCAGGCTGTTATGGAGTGGGTACGTTTACACCACGAATCAGTAACTGGTAGAGATGGTTATTCAGATTTCTACAAGAAAGACTTAACATTTAACGTATTAGGTCCTGTAGGTGATGTAGTCTCAGAATGGATTATCAAAGGTGCTATGATTACAGAAGCTGGTTTTGGCGAATATGGTTGGGATACAGAAAATACTGCTATCAACTTAACAATGACAGTTCAACCAGATTATTGTATCTTGAACTTCTAAAAAAATCAATATTTTTATAAAGAGAGCTTGGCTTCGGTTAAGCTCTTTTTTATATTCATATGTATACACGATAAACGTTATAAAATAAAATATGAGTTTTAACTTACCAACAGAAACAATCGAATTACCTTCAAAAGGTCTATTATACCCTGAAGGTCACCCATTATCAAACGGTACTATTGAAATTAAATATATGACTGCTAAGGAAGAAGATATCCTTACTAATCAAAACTATATTCAAAATGGAACTGTATTAGATAAATTATTAAAATCATTAATTATAACTAAATTTGATTATAATGATTTAGTTATTGGTGATAAAAATGCTGTAATGATTGCTGCTCGTATTTTAGGATATGGAGCTGAATATAAATTTACTTATAATGGTGTAGAAGAAATTGTTGATTTATCGGAAATTGATAATAAACCTTTAGATGAATCTTTATATACTAAAGGACAAAATGAATTTACATTTACACTCCCCGCCTCAAATAATGAAATTACATTTAAATTTTTAACTCATGGTGATGAAGCTAAAATTAGTAAAGAATTAGAAGGGTTAAAAAGAATAAAAAAAGAAGAATCTCCTGAATTAACTACTCGTTTAAAATATATGATTACTTCTATTAATGGGGATCAAGAATCTAAAACTATTCGAGAATTTATTGATCAAGCTTTTTTAGCTCGAGATGCTAGGGCATTTAGAGAGCATATTTCAAAAATTCAACCAGACGTGGATTTAACTTTTTTTCCCTCCTCTTCAACAAAATCAATCTCTCTCCCAATTGGGATTAACTTTTTTTGGCCTGACGCCAATCTCGGCTAAACAATATAGATTAAATTTTCTAACTCAAATTCACGAAATTTGCTTTTATGGGCAAGGGGGGTATTCTTGGCCTGTAGTCTATGATATGCCTTTATGGTTAAGAAAATTTACTTACTCTAAGATTAAAGATCATTATGATAAACAATCAGAAATGATGAAAAAATCTAAAGAATCTTCTAATTCAAATTCTACTAACATGGTAAATTCGGATGGAACTGTAAAAATTCCTACAAAAAGCAGTTATAAATAATATTTATAACATATAAATAAATTATGGCAGCATCAGACGAAATTAAAAAATCCACAGCAGCAGCAAAAGAAACTCGAGAAGAATTAGAGGGAATTATTGATGCTGTTAAAAATATTGGGGTTAAACTTCAAGAAGCACTTGCTGATGCTATTGATGAGGCTCAAGGATTAGATGATGTTGGTCAAAAAGTAGCTAAAAGTTATGGAAGAGATATTGTAGGCGGACTTAAAAAAATGACTACAAGTTTTGATAAACAATTAGCTTTACAAGCTAAACTTAATAAAGGTCAAAACATATCTAAAGAATTAGCAAAAGAAAGAGAAAAACAAGCAGCTAGTGAAGCTGTAATTCAATCTAGAATTAATAATTTATCAAAAAATGATGTTGAGTTAAAGCAAAAACTCCAAAATGAGCTTGCTGAAGTTAAATTAAGAGGGGATGCTATTTTAGAAGGTTTAGAACAACAAAATACTAATCTAGTTGCTCAAAGAGGACTTGTAAGTAGTGTTGGTCAAAATGCTAAAGAATATCTTATAAGTTTAGATAAATCAGGATTAGCAGCTGAAATACTTGAAGGTAATTTAAGTGGAGCTCAATCAATGGCATTATTAGCTGAAGCGGCCTTAGTAGCAATTGCTAAAGCTACATTAGAAGGTAGTAATCGAATAGCTGAACTAGAAAAAAATCTAGGAATCAGTTACCAATCAGCATATAGATTACAGATAAGTTTTATAGCAACAGCTAATGCCTCAGAAAAGTTATTTATTACTTCTAAAGATATTTTAAAGTCATTTTCTGATATAGCATCTCAAACTGGGATTATTTCTGATTTTGGGGGTGATACACTAGTTACAATGACTGCTTTAACTAAACAATTAGGTTTAGGGGTAAAAGAAGCATCTCAATTATCATTATTAGCCAGAACACAAGGAGAAGATACTGAAGGTATTTTAGATAGTACTGTAGAAACTGTTAATGCTGTTAACAGACAAAGAAAAAGTGCTATTAGTGCTAAAGCAGTTTTAAATGATATATCTACTGCTTCTGCTTCAATTGTAGTGTCATTAGGAATGTCTCCTCAATTATTAGCTGAAGCTGCTACTGAAGCTAGAGCTTTAGGTTTAAGTCTAGAAGGAGTAGATAAAATCGCAGGTTCATTATTAGATTTTGAATCTTCAATTGAAAATGAACTAAAATTCCAGATGCTAACTGGTAAAGAAATCAATTTAGATAAAGCCAGACAATTAGCACTAGATAATGATTTAGCAGGACTTTCAGAAGAAATTGCTAAAAATTCTGAAATTACAGAAGCATTTGCTACAGGTAATAGAATTCAACAACAAGCAGCAGCCGATGCCTTAGGTATGTCTCGTGATGAGTTAGCTCAAATGGTAATGCAACAAGAGTTTTTAAACCTCTCCCAGGATGAATATATCGAAAAATTTGGAGAGCAATCATACCAACAAATGCAAGCTATGTCAGCTAGTGATAAGTTTGCTGCTTCAATGGAAAAAATTAAAGGAGTTATAACAGATATTGGTACCATATTTGCCCCTATAGTTGATTTGTTTGCTTCAATAGTTGGATATTTAGCTCAATCTGAGTATTTTGTATATGCTATTACTGGAGCTTTAGGAGCTATGGCTGCTAAAGCCTCTATTGCTGCTAGTAAATCTATTGTTAAAGCAGTAGCTGATATTTTTAGTGGTAGTTTTAAAATGAACCCAATTTTAGGTTTTGCTTTAGCAGGAGCCGGAGTTGGTGCTCTTTTTGCTGCGGTTAGTAAAGCACAAGCAGTAGAAGATGGTATTGCAGATTCTTCACGTGGTCCTTTTACTATTACCGATTCATATGGTAAAATGGCTATGACAGCTAAAGGTGATAACTTAGCAGTATCTCCTAATATTAATAAAGGTGGAGGTGGTGATAGTAAAATGTTATCTGTACTAGAACAAATAGCTCAAAAAGACTCAAATGTTTATATGGATTCATCAAAAGTTGGGTATGCTGAATCATTAAGTTATAGTAAACTATAAAATTTAATATTTATAACAAAACACAATATTATGGGATTATTAAATAAATTAACAAATAACGGTTCAAATTTAACTTCATTTAATGGGGCTACTCCTGCTAATATGCCTGGTGCGAGTGATTTATCACCTTTACATGATCAATACTCGATCAATGGTAACCCCAACCTGCAGAATAAACCACAACCTTCTACATTAGATTTAGATGGTTTAACTCCTCCTAAGTATACAGATAACTTACCAGGATAATTAAATGCCGTTAGTAGACTTAAAAACCGACCTTAGATCTCTAAGATTTGGCTCCCCTAACAATCCAGGAGATAGACCTGCTGGTGGGTGGAGTAATCAACCTTATATATCAACACCTATTGGAGCTGATTTTTTAGCTCCAACCCCTAATCGCTTTGCTATAGGAAATGGTAGTGATTTTATTTTAAGGGGTGGAGTAAGTGCTTTTGTAGATGCCTCTACAGATGTTGTAAGGTTAGGTAAAATGTTTACTGATATTAAATCTCCAAATGGTATACAATTTTTAGCAAAACAAAATCTCCTATCAATGACGGGAGTGAATATATTTGCTGGATATAATACTATAACAAGAATAGCTAATAGAGCAAGATTAAATGATGGTATTTATACTCCATTATCTACATTTTTAGCAGCAGGTCCTATAGGAAATCTTATTGGTGGTCACCCATTAAAACAAGGTTCAGACCCAACTGGAAACAATATAGCATTTAGTAGACCTCAATATACTAATTTAGTTAATAGATCCAACCCAGTTTTAAGAAATAATTCAAGACTTTTAACCCTTGATAAAAAATTTGTTCGACAACAAACATTTGGTCCTTTATTCTCTTATTTAGGGGGACCCAATGCAGGTGCTGATGTTGCTTCTATTAATACTATTATTAGTTTTGCTAAAGATGGTACTAGAACAGGTATTAATAACCCATTATTTACAGGTGATCGCCCATTTTTCTTTGGTAAAGGAGGAGCTACTCTTACTAATACTGAATTAAATAAATTAAGTAATAATTCATTTAGGACAACAGGTAAAGCTGTAGATTTTAGAAGAAAAATCACTTCTAAAGTTATTGGTATTACACAACATGATATAGCTAGAAGAAATGGTACTTTAACTAATGCCCCAGGTTATAACCTGAAAAACTTTGAAAAAAGAGTAAACGCCGGTAACCCAGGTAATCCCTCGCTTAATAGAAGTAACTATTCTTCGGGTGCTATAGACCCTACAACAGGTAAAACAAATGTAGTAAATAAAATTAATGCATTGTATATGTACAATGCTGATAATGTTACACAACAAAATGCTGCTGTAAATGATTTTGTTAAATTTAGATTTGCGGTAATTAACCCAGATAATCCAAAACGAAAAACCTTTGTTCACTTCCCAGCTTTCTTTGATGGTGCTATTAATGATAATATGGGTGCTAGTTGGGGTAGTTTTAAATATTTAGGTAGAGGTGAAGAATTCTTTAATTACGAAGGATTTACTAGAAGTGTAGGTTTTAGTTTCCAAGTAGTAGCTCAATCAAAACCTGAGTTATCTATAATGTACCAAAAACTAAATTATCTTCAATCAACTCTAGCACCAAATTTTAGTGAAAATGGGTTTATGAGAGGTAATATTCATCAATTAACTATTGGTGGTTACTTTTTTGAACAACCTGGTGTAATTACATCTTTAAGTTATACAATGCCTACTGATTCCCCGTGGGAAATAAGCATTCCTTCATCGAACCAATCCACCGCCAATATAGGTGGTAACACGTATAGAGATCCCGCAGTAAAAGAATTAACTCACATTATTAATGTTTCTGTTGAATTTAAACCAATTCAAAGATTCTTACCACAAACTATAGGTTCACCTTTTGATACTACAAATAAAGATGGTATATTTGGTAAAAATAATATTAAACAAAAATTTATACAATTAGCTAATGGGACAGAAGCAAATCAAAATTTATATGATTTAGGAGTTCCTAATGCTGTAGTAATTCCAAATCCTCAGGAATCTTTACCAGATTTAGCTATTAGTGAAGTTGAACTTGAAGAAATCCCTGAAGAAGATGATTTTGAATTTATAGATATTTTAGGTCAAAGAAGGGCGGCAGAGGCAGAAGAAGCATATACTAACGAGATATTTAATCAAAGATTTTAATGGGTAGATATAGTAATACATTAATTAAAAAAAACGAAGAAGGTAGACGCTATTACATTAGTAATAGATACGTTGAAATTCCTCGTAATGATAATGATCTGTATGTTATTACTACTGATGAAGATAGATATGATATATTAGCTAACCAATATTACAATGATGCTAGCTTTTGGTGGGTAATATCTTCAGCAAACCCAGAATTTGTAGGTTCTATATATCCTCCATCGGGAGTTCAGATAAGAATACCTGGCAATTTATCTTTTGTGTTAAATGCTTTAAATATAAATGAATAAGTTATGGCAAATAATAATTTCGAAGGTACTAATTTACTAGGAGGACCTTTTAAACCTTACGTAGACAAACAAGTTGCTCAAAGGCAAGAACGTTTAGGTAAAATTGAAAAAGATAACCAAGAGATTGTTTGGCAAAACGCTAAATCTGCCTATATAGCATTAGCTTCTTCTGTTAACATTGAAAACACAAAGTATGAAGTGCAAACCTTTGCAACCCCTTCTCCAGTAGCTCCACCAACTACTTCTACTACTACAAATGTACCTACTGCAGCAGCCCAAGCTCAATCCGCAGGACTACAGACTACTATTAGCGAATACGATGATGGTACTAAACGCCTTCAACAATTAGGTTTAGGAAGCTCAGATAGGTTTTTAGGTAACACATTAGCCAATAATATAGTATTATTTGGTGGTACTGCTTACTTTGAAGTCAACTCTTCAGGCTCATATTCAAACCCATATTATCGTTCGGGTTTTGCAACATATAAGACTGTATTAAATAGTTTTGCTTATGGATTTGGTGGAACTAGTTTTGGTATGAGTGCTATGCCTGGTATAACTTCTTTTAATATTAAGTCCCGTAATATGGGTTCTTTAAGAGAAGCCTCAGTAACTATTAGAGCTAATAACAAAACCCAATTTTCCCTTATTGATAGTTTATATTGTAGAATTGGTTATTCTATGTTTATAGAATGGGGTAATTCTATTTACTTTAATAATAATGGTAAATATGTTTCAAATCCTAATGCTGAAGGTGTAACAAGTTTACTACCTGCATTCCTCTCAGGTAAAAATGGTAATAAAGTTATTAGTGATAATCCCAATCAATTTTTAGAATTGATAGAAAAACGTAGAGAAAAATCTAATGGTAATTACGATGCATTTTTTGGTAAAGTAAAAAACTTTAGTTGGGAGTTTAATAAAGCTGGTTATTATGAAATTAGTTTATCTTTAATTAGTCAAGGAGATATAATTGAAAGTTTAAATATTGATGGTCAATATGGTGGGACTTCTACAAACCTTTCAGGAAGTGGAGCTAATCAACCACAACCAAATGAAACTTCTGCTTTAACATCTTTTTTAACCACTGCTGCTTCACCTTCCTATATATCTAGACAAGTAAATAATGCTAGTTCCGCAGCTAGAACAGGTGCTGGAGCAACGGGTGTAAATAACCCAGTTATAAAAAAGGAACAAGTCTCAAAAATAACTTTAGTCCCAGCAATTAACCAAACACTTACAGGGGTGTTTGGTGGACCCCCCACCCCGGGTTCAACATCCTCACCTTCTGATACGATTGCATCTTTAAATTATACTCGATTAGAAAGTTCTGTAGGGAAAATTGTTAGTGCTACTGCCACTTTTGGTTCTGAAAACCCCTATTTTTATGTACGTTTAGGAGATATTTTAGATTTTATTAAAGACAGATTATTAGTATATTCTTCAGAAGGAGATAATGAAGCTCTTTTAGATATAGATACTGATACAAATAAAAATATAATGTACACCCCAGGTATAAATGTATCTGCTGATCCTTCAAAAGTAATGGTTAGAACTAGTTTACCTTACACTAAGGCTGAACTAACTACAATAGCTAATAGTACAACAGATTGGAATAATAAGGTAAACCAAGGTAGTGTTTTTTCTCTAACAGGAAAAGCAGAATTAGAGTTTTGGGAATCTAGTGTAAATCCAAATACCCGCCAACCAGGATTTTCTTTACATGGGAAGATAATGAATATTTATTTTGAGTATCAATATCTTATAGATGCTATTAAAAATTTAAGAAATGAACAAACTGGAACCATTAGTTTATATGATTTTGTAGATGAATTATGTCAAACTGCTAATAGTTGTTTAGGTGGAGTTAATAAACTTACTATTAGATTAGAAGATGATAAAGTAATGAGGATTTATGATCAAAATCCTATTTACGGTACTCAAAATGTTAAAAATTCTATTATTAATCTTTATGGAATAAACCCAACTCTTAATTCTTCAGGATCCGTAGTAGGAAGAGATGGTAGTTTTGTAACAGACTTTAATATTAAAACAGAATTAACTAATGACTTTGCTACTCAAGTTACAATTGGGGCACAAGCTCAAAGTAATAACGTAGGATCAGATACTACAGGTTTATCATCATGGAACTCAGGATTAAAAGATAGATTCTTCCCAGAAAAAATAGATTCTTTAAGAAAAAATAATGGTACAACAGTTCCTACAACCGAAGAAAGAATTAATAAATTAAAAGATCAATTAAAATATCTTTGGTTAGGGTATGCTGAAGGAATCTTAGGACCTATAAGTGGTGGTACATCAATGGTACAAAGAAAAAATGTTTATTTATTTAAAAATTTTCCCACAACCCGATACTCAGAGTTTGTAAAATTACAAAAAGATTGGCTCCAAGAAATTATTAAATTAGAAAATGAAATTTTTAATAAAAACCAAGTAAAAGAAGATAAACAAACTTTAGGAACTAACCAAATAGGAATGCTTCCAATTAATATTTCTGTTACTATGGAAGGACTTTCTGGGATACGAATATATGATAAATTAGAAGTTGATACTAGATTCTTACCTAAATATTACCCCCAAACATTAATTTGGATTATTAAAGGTGTTTCACATGAAATCCAAAACAATAAATGGTATACTAAATTAGAAACTATAGCAGTCCCTAAATTACCAGAAACTCAAGATCTTAAAAATTTAACTTCTACATCATCCCAATTGACACCCCCTAACACAACCACAACTCCTGGTGTTGGATTAGATAGACTAAAATCTCTTATTGGAAAAAAAGAAAGTAATAATAAATATGAAATAGCTAATAATGGTATTGCTGGTGTCCTTTCAACAACTACCATTACAGATAAAACTATTGATAATTTATTAAATATTTATGCTAAACTCCCTTCAAGTAACCCCCAAAGAGTATTTGCTATGGGAAGAATGCAAATTGTACCTAATACATTAACCCGCGCATTGACAAAACCTTACGTTCAAGCAGCTGGTATTACTGGAAATAGTTTATTTGATTCTACAACTCAAGAAATTCTATTTGATTATTTACTATTTAGCAAACGACGTTCTCTTGGAGAATATCTAAATGGGACTAATTCTGGGACTTTAAATGATTTAGAACTAGCTATTAACCTTTTAGGATATGAATGGGCTTCATTCCCTGTATTAAAATCATCATTTGGTCACTTTACTAAATCTTTAAGTACAGATCCTAATTGGACTGGTGCTAATTTTGGTGGAAGTGCTGGTAATCCATCTAATAGTAGTCTTACAGTAGGTGAAGTAGCTGAAGTTTTAGTAAAAACTCGTCAAGAAATAACAGGAAACAATCCTTCATATATTTATCCTTAAAAAAATGTACTACCCAAAATCCCAAATACAAACTGGATTCTATAGTAATAATGATTTGGCTATATCTAGTACCCAAACCTCATATGTAGGTCCTTATTTTAAAACATCAGATGGTAACTTCTATACAGGTAAAGAACCAAATGATGGCCCTAACCAACTCCTTATATCTCTATCAGAATCTAATACAATTATTAATAATATAAATCCAATAAAAAACAGGGTAGAAGATCTAAGATTTAAAGGCACTAATTTAATATATAGTATTTTAAGTGAAGCATCTAAAAATGATCTTCCTTACACCCCAATCCCATATTTCCCTATCTTAACCCAAGATGATATTAATAATGGTGAATTTGTAAGATATTTTGCTAAAAAATCAAATCAAAATTTATATACTGAAATTGATGGTAATAATTTTTCTGAATCAGTATCTTCTAATTTATACATAACTTTTCAATTAGTTTGGGTTATTTCTGGAGAAAAAGAAACAGTTAAACAAATTAATGCAAAACAAGTTGCTTTTGTAGAGAAAAATTTGCAAATTATGGGTTTAGGAGAGTATTTAAAATTTAATTATCTTCAATTTTATCAAGAGTGATATTATAAAAAAAAGGTTGTATATTTAAATAAATGTTTTGGTTAATAGAAAATAAAGAACAATTTGAGGTTTTAAAAAATAGTGGTTTTAAAGAAGCGTTTGTAGAGATTATCTCAAATAATCCTTACCAACACCCAACACAAAACTCTATTATTGGCTTCTATGTAAGACCCATCCAAGGTCATAAGGGATACATTCTACCTATATCTCACCCCGAATGTGAAAATTTGTTTGAGGATGAGGTATATTTATATTTGAAAGGGTTAGAGACGATATATGTAAGAGACAAGAAAGAATTCCTACATTACACGATTTTAAAACAACTTGTAGATATAACATTAGGATCTCCTCCGTATATACCTCCAAAAACAACAGCTCATTCTACATTATATAGAAGATTCCCAGATTTACTTACGGTAAATCAACTCGTGCCAATTACTAAACATTATGAGGTTTGCGAGCAAGTATATGATGATTTGGAGCACCGTGTTAATACCGCGGTAAACCCGTTTTATAATGACAAGGTTACATTAGTGTTTAATGCCATAGAGCGTAATGGTATAAAAATTGATAAAAATGAATTTGAAAAACATTTCCACCCAGTTGAAAACGATGTTGTATACACTAGTTACAACTATAAAACACTTACGACAAGACCATCTAACAAATTTGGGGGAGTTAATTACGCGGCACTTTCACATAAAGACGGATCCCGAAAAAGTTTTATTCCACGTAATGATATTTTTGTCGAATTTGATATTAGTGCCTATCATCCTACTTTGGCTGCTATGCTTGTTGATTATGATTTTGGTAGCGGAGATATTCATCAATCCTTTGCGGATATGTATAAGGTTGATTACGCAAAAGCAAAAGAATTAACATTTAAACAGTTATACGGAGGAGTATTTGATAATTATAAAGATCTTCCGTTTTTTAAGGCAACATCTGAGTATATACGTACGACCTGGGAGACTTTTCAAACAGAAGGCGTTATTACTTGCCCTATCTCTAAATATGAATACAAACGTGATGTTTTAGAGAACATGAATCCGCAAAAACTATTTAACTATATTTTACAAAATATGGAAACGAGCTTGAATGTTGAAGTATTATTTCGTATATTCAAGTTATTGAAAGGTAGGAATACCAAATTGGTTCTTTACACATATGATTCATTTTTACTTGATGTAGATAATAGTGAATTAGAGGTATTAGAACAGATTAAACAGGTTTTTTATAAATTAAAGTTACAACTAAAAGAAAAAAATGGAATCAACTACGATTTTACCTAGATACGATTATATTTATGGGTTAGACACACATTCACCCCAAAATACAATTGATTTGAATAATAAGTTATTTTGTACCTTTACTAGTCTTGAAAATCTTGATAGATTAGTAGAGGATTTACAATCTCAATATACAATCATGTACAACAAGATGTTTGTACTACATATAAAAAGCAACAATGAATACGTTGTTACATACAATGTTGATCAGGGCAATGTATCCTCTATTCCAGAGAATACAATTTTAGTTCATCGTAAAAAAGATAGTAACACACTTTACACCATTAATGCCCTAAACGAATTAATTAAGGGTTTAAATGGTGGTATCGTAGATTCCAGATTTAGAGTAAACTGGCAACACTATCGTAATACAATCCTTTTAACTCAACAAAACGAGCTTAAAGAACTAAAAACCAAAATTCACAAAATTATTGAACTATAATTTGGATTAGTCCAAAACGTTTCGTATATTACAGTTATTAATAAAAAGTTATAAACATGGATTTAGACGTAATCAAGCAGCGTTTAGAGGCTCTGCAAAAACCCACCTCTAACAACAACAACAATGGTAAGTCATTGTTCTGGAAACCATCAGTAGGGAAACAAACAGTTCGTATTGTTCCTTCTAAGTTTAACAAAGCAACTCCTTTTAGTGAATTGTATTTCCATTATGGTATTGGAAAACCAGTAATGATTTCTCCAATTAACTTTGATGAGAAAGACCCATTAGTAGAGTTTGCTAAAAAACTCCGTCAAACCGACCAACCTGAGAATTGGAAATTGGCTAAAAAGCTCGAACCAAAAGTTCGTTACTTCGCTCCTGTTATCGTTCGTGGTATGGAAGATGAAGGTGTTAAGATTTGGCAATTCGGTAAAGAGCTATATTCATCATTCCTGTCAATGGCAATGGATGATGAAGTAGGTGACTTTACAGATGTAGTTGCTGGTCGTGATATCAAGCTAACTACTGAAGGGCCAGAAATGACAGGTACTAAGTATAATCGTACTGTAGCTTCTCCATCAATGAAGCAAACACCACTAGATGCTGATGCTTCAAAAGTAGAGAGCTGGTTATCAAATCAGGTAGACCCACAAGGTGTATTTAAACAAGTTCCTTACGATGAAATGAAATCAAACCTAGAGTCTTGGTTATCTCCAGAAGATGCTGCTCAAGAAGGTGATATCATTGATGATGAAAAGGAAGTAGAAACTCCTCAAACTAATTATTCTTTGAATACTTCTACAGACAATGTTAAGCAAACCAAATTAGATAAATTTGATAGTTTGTTTGATGATGATAGTAGTAACGATCTTCCATTCTAAGTATGGCTAGAAAGGCAAGTAAATCACTAACAGCAGCTGTGTCTGCTGAGATTAAAAGTAAATTTGATCTAAGTAATTTCAAGGATAAGAAAGGTCTTAGTGGGAACGTTAAGTTTAAACCCCAACAGTGGGTCCCACTAAGCAATGCCTTCCAAGAAGTTACTTCAGTACCTGGAATCCCTACAGGACATATTTGTCTACTTAGAGGACATTCAGATACAGGAAAAACTACAGCACTTATTGAAGCTGCTGTTAGTGCTCAAAAAACAGGAATTCTCCCCGTATTCATTATTACTGAAATGAAATGGAATTGGGAGCACGCTATGCAAATGGGTTTAGATATTGAAGAAGTATTTGATAAAGAGACTGGTGAGTTAATAGATTACCAAGGTAATTTTATCTATGCTGATAGAGAAACAATCCATACAATCGAAGATGTTGCTGCTTTTATTCTTGACTTATTAGATGAGCAGAAAAAAGGTAATTTACCCTTTGATTTAATGTTCCTTTGGGATTCTATCGGTTCAGTACCTTGTGAATTATCTGTACGTTCTAATAAAAATAATAACGAGTGGAATGCTGGTGCTATGTCAACCCAATTCGGTAATAGCGTTAATCAAAGAATTACATTATCACGTAAGGAAAGTTCAGCATATACTAATACATTAGTTTGTATTAATAAAGTTTGGACAGCAAAACCAGAATCACCAATGGGTAAACCAAAGTTGATGAATAAAGGTGGATTTGCTATGTGGTTTGATGCTACGTTTGTAGTTACATTTGGTAATATTGCTAATGCGGGAACATCTAAGATTAAAGCAATCAAAGATAAAAAGCAAGTTGAATTTGCTAAACGTACTAATCTACAAATTGATAAAAACCACATTAATGGTCTTACTACTAGAGGTAAAATTATTATGACACCACATGGTTTTATTAATGATACAGAAAAAGACCTTAAAAAATATAAAGATGACCATACTAAAGAATGGAGTAAAATCCTAGGTGGTGGTGATTTTGATATTATAGAGGAAGTTTACGAGGAACCTCAACCTGAGGTATTTACAGAACAAGAACCAAGTTAAGTTATGGCAAATAAGGATTTATTAGAGCTCCTCAATAATATGGATAAGGAGCCGGAGACACCCTCCTCACAACATGAAAGAGTTTTATTTATTGACGGTCTAAATCTATTTTTTAGAAACTTCGCAATGCTCAATATTGTAAATGAGCACGGCGTTCATGTAGGGGGGTTAGGAGGATTTGTTCGTTCTTTGGGGACTCTAATAAATGCTATTCAGCCAACAGCAATGTACATTATCTTTGATGGAGAAAATTCATCAATGAATCGTAAAAATGTTCTTTCAGAATATAAGTCTGGCCGTCATCAGTCTCGTATTACTAATTGGGAAATATTTGAAGACGTAGGAGATGAACACGATGCTAAATTAGACCAAATCGTAAGATTAATCGATTACTTAAAGTGTCTCCCTGTAAAAACCATAGCGCTCGATAAAGTAGAGGCCGATGATATTATCGCGCATTTGGCGACGACTATCACCAATACCCATGACAACTCTCGAGCGTTTATTGTCTCCAGCGAT